ATCGCAGCATCTGGTGCAGATGTAACTGCTTCTTCAACAACAACTTTTACAAACAAGACAATAGATGCTGATGGAACAGGCAATAGCATATCCAATATAGATATTGGTAATATGACAAGTGCTGTAGTTGTAACAGAATCTGAAGGCATAGCAAGTAATGATAATGACACAACATTACCAACATCTGCTGCTGTCAAAGATTATGTTGATACTAATGCAGGTGGTGTTTCATTAGGATTGGTATTAGCGTTAAGCTAAGGAAGGAATAGAATATGGCAGATACTCTACATTCAGTACAAGGTGTATTAGGAACATCAGCAGGAGATATTGTTGATGCAGTTCCTTCTTCAACTACTGAAACTGTAATTGGTATCTTGGTATCTAATGTAAGTGGTTCTAGTGCTGATGTAACAGTTGATTTATCAGTTACAAAATCTGGTGGTACACTAAGACACATTTTAAATGATGTTTCATTACCATTTGGAACAACAATAGAAATCACAACAAAAATTACATTAGAAACAGGCGATAAGTTGCAAGGACTTTGTTCAGCAGCTTCAAGTGCAGAATATAACGTATCATTTCTTAGACAAACCTAAAGGAGTTTTTTATGGCTTACTTAGGTACGCAACCAAATGATGTAAAAAAGAATACAGGTTTATACACACCTAGTGAAATATTACAACTAACTAAAGATGGTAGTTGGGGTGGTAGCTTAGAACTTATTACTGAGACTTCTTTTTCAGGTGTTTCAGATTTAAACTTTACAGATATAAAAGAAAATATTTATGATGTTCATATACTTCGTATAACTCAAGAATGTACAGGGGACGCAGTAAATTATATAAGATTATCAAATGACGGTGGTAGTTCTTATGAAGCTACTAGTTACAGATATGCTAGTTATATTAGTGATAGTGCAAGTGCAGGTGGAGAAAATAGGTCAAATGCTTCAACACAAATATTATTTAATTATGGTGGTGGAATTGGTGCAAATGAATTACAAAACTTTGAAGCTACTTTTTACAATCTTGGAGACGCAAGTAAATATAGTTTTGTAACAGGACAATCAGTAAATTTAGGCAGTACAGCTAGTGTGCTTTCTTGGTCAACTAACGGATGTTATACTGTTGCTGAAACAATTAATGCAATAAAATTTTATATGAGTGGTGGAACTAGAACAGGAACTGCAAAATTATATGGGCTTAAACAATGAGTTCTTTAAGATTACTTAATGAAACAACTGCAACTTCTGTGGCAACTGTAACTATTACAGACATTTTTACTTCAGATTATGACATTTATAAAGTTCAACTACTAAAACCAGATTTAAATACAGGTACAGGAACTTGGTTAGATATTAGATTAGTAAATATTTCAGGAAGTGTCATATCAAGTAGCGATTATCAATATGCAAGTTATGTTTTTAATAGTGATAGTGGTTTTGGGGAAGATGTAAGTACAAGTGCAGATTATATGCGTGGTTTAAGGTATAGTTCCAATTCAAGTGCTGATGGTGGTGGTATGACTATTTATGTTTTTAATCCTATCAATTCTGCATACACATTTTTAATACAACAATCTAATTCATTTTCTAGTGCTGAAAGTAAAAGCGTAGGAACAAAAATGGTAGGTGTTTTAAAAAGCACTATGTCTATTGGTGGGATATTTTTTACTAATGGTGGTAATAATTTTGATAGTGTAAATATAAAAACTTATGGATTGAGGTCAAGCTAATGGCAGGGAGTTTAGTACAAATAAACAAGGCAACAACTGATGGCAGTAGTCAATCAGTTCAAGTAACAGGAATAAATTCTGATGATGTTTATTTAGTTACATATAAAGGCATACAAAGTGCCTCACACGATAGGTTAAGAATTAGAGTTACAAAAAGTGGAAGTGATGACAATACAAGTGAATATGATAATGGAAGAAAAGGTTTACCAGCTAATGGAACTTTTCAAAATAATAATGATGTAGATGACGGAAAAATTTTACTTGGTACTATGGACGATTTAGCAGGTACAGGAGCACAAGGTTTAATATATTGTTATAATTTTAATTCCTCATCAGAATTTAGTTATGTATATTTTGACACTTCAATGTATGCAAGTACACCTCAATTATTTGGAGAATTTGGTGGTGGTGTACAAAAAGTAGCTAGTGCTTCAGATGGACTTGCTTTACAAACAAACTCATCAAATAATTTAGTAGCAGGTGGAGTAGTCACTCTTTATAGGGTAGTGTAATTATGAGTAGTGAATTTGGATATATACCAGAAAGCCCAGAACAAAGTTTTGGAAATAATAAAGGTATCTTTACACCTACTGATATTTATGATTTAACAAGAGCAGATAAATATACTAACTATGGACAATTAGAATTAATTGAAACTCAAACTGTTAGTGGAACACCAACAACTATTGATTTTACTTCTATTGATGAAAATATTTATAATGTGCATTTTATGACTTATAACAATATGCACGGAAATTCAGCTACTGCACAAGATATAGGGGCAAGAGTTTCTAATGACGGTGGTAGCACTTTTGAAAGTTCTAATTATCAACACGCAAATCAAAATGGCTCGACAAGTGGTAGTTTTAGTGAAAATAAAAGTACAAGTGCAAATAGATATATGATTGCACCTGATTTAGATAATGAAACAAATGCAAGTGTTAATGGATATATATATTTTTATAATTTAGGGGATAGTTCAAAATATAGTTTTGTTACTGATTGGAACTTTTTATTTCAATCAGCAGTAGGTGGTAGATTTAGAGGTGGAAGTTCTGTTTATACTGTTGCAGAAACTATTAATGCAATTCAACTAATGACAAATAATGGTGGAGGTTTTAGTGATGGTGTTGCAAGTCTATATGGCATAAAGGAATATTCATAATGAGTACTAATTTACAATTTATAAGACAAGATACAATAAATAGTACAGTTACTTCTGCTTGGAACATAGGGTCAACAAGTAATAAATTATTTACCACTCAATATGATGTATATTTAGCAAATTTAACAATGGACGGCTCAACAACAAATTCAGAAACAATTCAATGCAGATTAATTGATGCAAGTGGTAATGTCATTTCTGGTAGCGAATATGATAATGCTTCTTGGCAAATGTTTTCTCACGCAAGTTTTGGCGAAGAAAGAGGTACAAATGAAAGTGAAATACAAGATATTTGGGGAACTTACGATAAACTTCCAGAGGGTTTAAATTCAAGTATTTATATATATAATCCTACAAATTCATCTTCTTATACTTTTTTACAGGGAAGTTCATCAAACGCTTTTAATGGAAATTTTAAAGGACATAAATCTATTTCAGTTCATAAAAATGCAGAGGAAATTATTGGTATTCAATTTTTCGTAACAAATACAGATTATTTTTTAAATGCAAAATTTACTTTATATGGAGTTAAATAAATGAGTGGTAGCTTAATAAAAATAGATGAAGAAATAGTTAGCAGTTCAACTGCAAGTGTTACATTGACGGGGATTAACAGTACTTATGATGTATATAAATTAGTTATAAGTAATTTATTACCGTCAGTAGATGACGCACCATTTATGAGAGTAACAAAAAGTGGTAGTGCAGACACGACTTCTAACTATGATGACGCAAAAAAATACTTAAAAGCAGACTCAGCTTTTTCAAATATAGCAAATGTTAACTTAGACAAAGTAGATATTATGGCTACTTTAGATGACGGTGCAGGTAAAGGAAGTAATGGTGTATATTATTTATTTAACTTTGCTAATGCAAGTGAATATAGTTTTGTAACCATAGAAAGCACACATTTTCAATCTACTGCTTTAACAGTAAGAGGATTTGCAGGTGGATTTGTACATACAGTAGCAAGTGCAAGTGATGGCGTACTTATAGCGTTTAACAATTATGCAAGTGGTAGCACTATTGAAACAGGAACATTCACTTTGTATGGTTTAAAGAAGTAAGTATAAGAAATATATAGTAAGATAGGAAAGATATGGCGATAAAAACAATAGAACAATTTAGAACTGAAGCTACTTCAGAGATTGAATCTGCAAAGCCAATGTATGCTCAAGTTAATAATGAGAGACGAGAGTTTACAGATGCTGAGTATGACCAAGCAATTGAAGATTTAGCACAATCTAAATTAGATACGCAAGATAATGGCTACGCAAGAGCAAGACAAGAAGCATATCCAGCATTAGCTGAGCAACTTGACTTACTTTACCATGATATGACTTCTGATAAAGGAGACAAGACTGGCGAATGGTACAAAGCTGTTAAAAAAGTCAAAGACGACAATCCAAAACCAAGCTAATGAAACTTGATGTAGTTCGAACTCAGTTTGGTTCTGATGCAAGCAATGGCATGCTCTTTATTGATGGAGTCTTTGAATGTTATACATTAGAAGATGAAGTTAGAGATGTAAAAGTTATGCATGAAACTGCCATACCACTTGGCGAATACGAAATAAAATACAGAACAGTTGGTGGTTGGTTTACCAGAGAAAAAGCAAGATACGATAAAAAGTTTGGAGCTGGTTGGTTTAAAGGAATGCTTGAGTTACAAGATGTACCAAACTTTACTTATGTGTTAATTCATAGCGGTAATACAGATGAATCAACATCAGCTTGTTTGCTTCTAGGTAACACTCAACAAGACTTAGATATGGGCAAAGATGGGTTTATCGGAAGTTCCAGATTGGCGTATGAATCCTTCTATCCAAAAGTGCGAGATGCTTTAGATGCTGGAGAAAAAGTTACAATCAGATATTCAGATATAAATCTTGGAGCAAAAGAATTATCTAACAAAGCAACTGAAGATGTTGTCTTAACCAATGTCATAGATGATAAGTTTGACAAAATATTAAAAGAACTAAAAAACCTAAGGAGTGCAGTATTCACAGTTAAAAATATTACTTGATAATTAACTGCCCTACTTGCAATCAACCACTGGAATACAATCTAGTAAATACCAAGCCGACTTACTCATGCATGAATAAAAAGTGTCGAAATTATAATGTCGTACAAATTGGTGGTAAGATGCATGAAGAAGAATAGGAGATTATGAAAAATAAAGAATATTGGAAATTTATTGTAAGTAAAGCATTCAGAACTGGACTACAATCTGCAATCTCTTTGTATCTTGCTAATTCAAGTGGAATCATAGATGCAAACATGGTTGAACTAATTGGAGTGGCATTTATGTCATCTGCATTGTCAGTCATTCAGAATGGTCTTGAGCAAGCTAAACCTAAATACACCTTCGAAGAAGGTAAGTAATGGAAGGTTGTTGCATGGCATGCCCTAATGGGTGCGGAGACAATTAGATGTGGCGAGAAGGTTCAACGAACTATTTAACTATCTTTTAGTTCTATTTTTAATTTATCCTTCTCCAGTTTTTGCTGACCATGTGCCAACACAACCACCTTATGACCAGTCGATTGCTTTAGATACTTCGACTGGAGATTTGACCATTGGAATATATTCTTCTGATGGATTTGAAGATAGCCCACCAGAAAAATACACAATATGGTTTGATATAAGTGATACTGAGATAGATACTACATCAGCATTTTGTATATCTACTTCTTTTGGGCATGGTACAAATTTAACTTGGCAATATCATGTCTTTGATTTAGAAGACTTACAAACTTACTTTGAAAATCCTTATGGAACTTTCAGAACTAAGATTCGTTCAGATAATGATACTGATAACAGCTTTAGTACATTAACAGCTGAGCAATCTATATCAATACCAAATCAATTACCATTCGTTAATCTAGCCGATTGGAATGCTCCAACAAATACTTGTATAGATACTTCAACAACTACTACAACAACTTCTACTACTACATCTTCTACTACAACAACAGTGCCACCTACTACTACAACAACAAGCACTACGACCACTACAAGCACAACTACTACAACAGTTCCGCCAACAACTACGACTACTACAACAATTCCACCTACAACAACTACTACATTGCCACCAGCTCCAGAGCCCGAACCAGAACCAGTGATAGTGCTACCACCAGAGCCAATACAGATAGTTGTGATAATGGAAGATGGAAGTGAAGCTGAGTATGAAGAATCTGAAATAGAAGATGGAACTGTTGAGAGAGACAATCAAAGACAAGCTAACGAAGATAAGTTTGGTTGCTTTATGACTGATGCTCAGATTGAGCGAGGAGATTGCTTTATTGTAGAAGAGATAGAAGAAGAAGATATAATTATTGTATATGAAGAAGAATCAGATACCGAAGGAGAGTTTTTTGAAGATGATGATGTGGTATTTGAATTGGAGCTGGAAGATGAAGATTTCGAATTTGAAGATGAATTTGTCGAGCTATCTGAAGAAGAAATACTTGAGCTTGAAGAACAGATGGAACGAGATGTTAAAATCTTGGAGCTTGAAGAAGAAATACAAATCTTTGAATTTGAATCTGAAGAAGAAGCTGAGGAATTTATTAAAACAATTCTTGAATTGGAAGAACTTAATATTGAAGAAGAGTTTGCAGTTGAAGAAGAAATATTCATCTTAGATATTGATATTGAAGATATCATTATTGTATTTGAAGATGAGTTTATAGAAGAAGATATAGAAGAAGAAATTATTGAGGAGATAATAGAAGATGAAATACTTGAAGAAGATGTGGAGCTGGATAGAGCTGGAGATGTGGTTTTACCAGAGAAGGAAGTCATTGAAGAACCTATTGAAGAAGAAGTAGAGCTTACTCAAGAAGAGATAGAAGAGGAAGTTGCTGAGCTCGAAGAAGTAATTGAAGAGATAATTGTTTTAGATATTCCAGAAGTAACTGAAGAAGAACTAGAAGAATTATCAGAAGAGGAACTGGTTGAATATGAAGAAGCTAAAGAAGAAGCCATTGAAGAGTATGTTGAAGAACTTGAGACTGAAGAAGTTGTCGAGATACTTGAAGAAGTTAATGATGTCGGAGTGGAGAATCTTGAATCTGCTAGCCAAGAAGTTATTGAAGTTGTAGCTAAGGTTGTTGAAGAAGTAATTCAGATTGCATCAGAAGAAGTATTAACAGATGAGCAAGCAGAAGTTGTAGGAGAAGTTCTGGGCTTTGATGAAGAGACTGCTAAAGAAGATGTTCAGATAATTGCAGAAGCAGTCAAAGAAGATGAAGTCATAGCAGAAGCTGTTGAAGTATTCGTAGAGAGAGCAGTAGAGAACGCAGACTCAACAGCTCTTCCATATACTCTTGCTGATGTTGTAGTAGAGATTCAGTTTGAAGAGTTCGTTGCTGACCCGATTGGTGCTATTATAGATATCGATTTACAAGATATTAAGATAAGTGAGATTGGAGCAGACTTAACAACTGACCAGAAGGAAAAAGCACAAGAAGTAATCGTGCCAACATTATTACTTAGGGTTGCTTCACTTGCATTTATGAGAAGAGATTTATGATTAAAAAATTATGGGATTGGTTTGTAACAGCTCTTAAAGAGACATTGAATCTGAGCTGGACATTATCGGGTCTGGCGATTGCAGTATTGACATTGAGTGGCTCGGCTCGTGATATAACTTTAGTTGCAACAATAATTACATTAGCAGTCTGGTTACTCACAATAGGATTTCGAAAATGAGTGCTGGCAATGGCTACACCCAGAAAGAGATGCTCCAACTTCTCATTGATGGTCAGAATAGATTACATGACCGCATAGATGACTTGGAAGACAAAGTCTCTAGCAAGGTTGGAAGGCAAGAGCTCTTTGGTTGGGTTACTGCTGGAGTAGTTTCATTAACAGGTCTTATGGCTTTTTTTGGCTAAATAATACAAAAAAATATCTGGATTTTTACTTTAGATTCTAAACCCCTATAATTACTAGCTTATTTGAATATTATTTTATATAATTTATAATCTCTGATTTGCAATTAAAGATTATTAGTCATATAATTTCAGTATGAAATAAACAAATCGGTTAAGAACTCCCAGCTCGAATCCGCTGGTAATTCCCAAAAATGAGTCTAAAGTCATGATAGTTAAAGTGAGAAAAAATCCACCTCGTTCTAATACAGTACCAAACATTTCTCAAGCATTGGTTAGCCATCTCGTTGAGCCTTCAACATTGCAATCGCAGGAGTTCCTAGTTTAGAGAAAAAATGTTCAGCGGTAGTAACTCGACTAAGAGTGAAGACTGTTGTTAAGGAGATGAGCTCTGGACAGTGGTAAGTCTGAAACTTGCCAACCCTAATACAAAAAACAAAATGGAGTATATGACAAAATTTAGGGTACTAGATTTTTGCAAACTGCTCATCTACTAGGTGGGCAGATTGGAAGAATTACTTCCACACTAAATACAAAAGGAGAAAACAATGAGAGTAAAGCACAACGAAGGATATGACAGTGGAATCACAATTACAAACAATGGACAAAAGTTCGTTACTGATAATTATGATGACACAATCAAGCTACTTGAAAAAATGGAAATAGCTTTGTGGGGTTCTTCACAATATACCGACTAAGTAATTATCTAACAGCTCTCTACTGGAGAGCTGATAGATACTTATAAGAAGTATCAATACAAAAGGAAAAGAAAATGTTTAACGAATGTTATGAATGTGAATCAGATGGATATGTAAGAGAAAAGGGAGTCTATTTTCTAATAGAGTTTCCACTTCTTAAGCAATCCTACTGTATGGATTGTCATGAAAAACTTGGAGTTGATTTTATTGTCGATAGAGTTTTTTATAGGTAACTATCTAACTACCCATCAGCTTGGTGGGTAGATAGATACTTATAAGAAGTATCAATACAAAAAACAAAAGGAAAAAATAAAATGAATGAAAATACACTAAACAAATTAATGGAAGCTATTGCACAAAAAGAAATTGATGTGCTTGGTTGGGAAGACTTTAAGTTTATTCCAGCACCAAATCAAGAAGAACTTAGAACACCAGATGCACCTACATGGAATAGCGAAGGTAGTTACTACCATGTTCATGTTATGTACAACAAGTATAGAGATGCATACACAAATAAAGGTGGAAGAGTCTTGATGACAGCTTCAGAGAGATATGCTTACTTCGTTGTTACTTATACAACAGAAGAAGGTTTGCATATTGAAAAAGTACATACAATCGAAATCAGAGATAACATGATTGACATTGCTACTTCTGTAAAAGCTAACAAGGAAAATCTTGGTAGCTTCAATCAAGAAGTTGATATGGATTCAAGCAACTGGGAAAACAGATTTGCTTGGTTTTTAACTTCTGGAAGGAGATAATTATGGATACACAAGAACAAATAGAAAAAAATCAAAAGATAGTCTTTGATTATCTTGCAACCAACATTTTAGTTCTGACTAAGAATCGTGAGATTTTTGGAGATGATGAAATTGATTGGTATAAATTAAGTGAGTATCTCGGCATGGAGATGATTGAAAAATGCGGAGACTTCCTTAAGTGATTAACTAGAGCCCATTCATTGAGTGGGCTTTATGGTAATCATAAGATTACTTACAAAAAATAAAGGAGAACAAAATGGAAAATTATAATGTTGAAGATATTTTTGAATGTGGAAACTCACAATATAAAATTGTTGGTTTCACAGATTCTAAAAAGTCTGCTTATGTACAAAATGTAAAAAGACCAGATATACAAAGAACTGCTCGAATTGGTAAATTTTTTGGAGAACCAAAAATGAGAATCAATGGAGTTGTTTATTGGAAAATTACATAGTAATTATCTAACAGCTCTCTACTGGAGAGCTGATAGATACTTATATGAGTATCAATACAAAAACAAAAGGAGAACAAAATGAATAATAAAAAAGTAGAAATCGTAATTACTAAAACATTCACTTATGTAGTTGATGGGTTAAGTAACAATGAAGCATGGGATATTGTAAACAGAGAAGAGATTAGAGATGCTGTTGCAATAGAGACTGAAGCTAATGCTGATACCTATGAACTAGATACATTGAGCATAGAAGCTAATGAGATTGGAGAAGAAGAATGAAGAAGTTCAATCAATTTGCACTAGATGCAATGGAGAAGTTAGATAAGAGAGACACTTATCTAAAGAGCTTGGGCTATGAATATGCTAGAAGAATATTTGTAATATCCTTCAAAGTCATAAATGGTTATAGCCCTTACGATTACAAAAGAATGGGAGATGAATAATGGAGAATGAAGAATTGAATCCAGAAGAATACGAAGACTTCGTTAAAAATGGAGACTGGTTTATTGATACTGAGAAGCAATCATGAAGTTCAAATTTCATGAGACATTCACTGTTGATTTTGTTGTAGAAGCTGAGACTTATGAAAAAGCTCATGCAACTTACAGCAAGATGTTTGATAAGAATATTCAACTAGGTTATGCAAACTGGAAGGATATCCAAGAGCAGATTATTACTTCTGGTAAGTTCTATGTCTGGTATCGAGGAGATACTGAGACTCCAGAGCTTATAAAGAAGCACTTCTTTCCAGAAGGAGAAGAAGAATGAATCGTGCTCAAAGAAGAAGACTCAAAAGTAAGAAGGGTGCTCAATATCGTGGTCGTAGCAGACCAACCAGCAATGGTGCAATGAATGGCGGTATGAAGAGCAGACCAACTTACAGGTAATTAGCTAGAGCTCATCACGATACCCTTTTGTATATGTACTAATAAATACAAAGTGGTGGGCTCTATGGTAATTATGTCAGACATGATTACTAGATTGGAGTATATTATGAATACAGAAAATCCAACATCAGAAGAAAATCAACTACAAGAGTTACCAGACTTTTATCATGTTGATTTAAAACTCACTGGCAAAAGAAAATATGTCAAGTTGTTGGAGATTGTTATTCCCTAATCAAAAAGTGCTTAAGCATAAAGATAGAAAATTTACATTCTATTGTTTAGGTTCAAAGCATATTGAATCTTCAGAAGAATACTTAAAGTATCTTGTTGAAGTTCAATCAGTAGAGCTGGGTACTGATTACTTAACTGGGCAACTTAAATCTATGGTCATTGACTGGAGTAGGCATAGACACCGCAACAAAGTAGAAATACTATCGGTTACAGAACTACCCATCAATGATACTAAGAGACAAGAAGTCGAGAAGTATCAAAAGAACAAAGCTCTTCTTGCTTTAGAAAAAAAATTAGCGGAAGAACAAGATGCACATAACAATAGAGTGCAAAAAATAATTGCTCAAATGACTGAGATAGAATCCAGTTAATGAGCTAGAGCTCTTGGTTGTCTAAATTAATATTTACACTTGTTACCAAGAGCTTTGTGGTCATTATCTAAACTAAAAAGGAAGGAGTGATATGACTAATTTACAAAATTGGTTCTATTCATTAGAACTATATCAAGCTATTGCAGTCAGCTTAATGTTCGGAGTTACTGTTACAGTATTGATTGGGTTAGTAGCCCAAGAGATTACTGAAGCTCGATTGGAAAATGAGAACAGAAAATTATTTGAAGATGAGTATGGCATTCCAAACTTTGTCAGAGCAACTGATGAACAAATCGGAATACATAATCAATAATCTTTGATATAATAGATGGCTATGGGTGCATAGCCAGTAGCAGTTGGAAGTCTTTATTCATACCATTACTTGCCCAGTAATTTGGTCTGACTGCTACTGGTTAGGCATCATGCTTAACAACATAAAATATAAAAGGAGAAAAATGAATGACACTATATTGATGTCAGTCAAAGAAGTGGGTCAGCTTTTAGGTTTAGACCGAGCGACCATTGCTTCATGGAATCATGCAGATAGATTACCAAAACCAGAGTGGTTGGTATCTGGTGGCACGACTCCAGTATGGACTGAACAGACAATAAAAGATTGGGCATGCTCAGATGAGTTTGTACAATCTAAAATAGATACACGAGCGAAGAGTAGGTTGCAGAAGTGATTACTGTAACCCACTTTCGCGGACAACCCATTCCATACTTTGTAAAATCAAAACATGGATTAGTTGAATATGTACTAAGGAAGTACAGAGATGGAGAACCAATATCCAATGGAGAGTTTATTTATGATTTAAACTATTCAAGATTTGGAACTTCAATACATAATCTAAGAAGAGAAGGATTCGTTATTGAAACCTTACCTTCAAAGAAGCAGGGCTTGGTGTTTTACTATCTTGTTAAAGCTCCAGATGATACTGAAGAGAGAAATCAGTTGAGACTGGTAGCAACATGAAGAGAGCACGAATAAGCCACTGGAGAATCTGGGTTATGCTTACCAACGAAGAGAAGGTAAAGCTGTATCCAAAACTTAAAGACAACGAAAAAAGAAGAATCTGGAATGATGAATACATGAAAGTCATTAGACTAAATATGTATCCAAACAAATACAAAGAGAAGTATGATGACAGATTTGCACAACTAAACAATAAAGGAGAACGAGATGAAGAGTAGTAAAGATAGAGCAATAGTTGCTCAAGTTGCTTTTAAAGGAGCAATCGACTTAGCAGTTGCTGGCAAGATAGATATTAAATCTGTTCTTGATGCGACTGATGCATATGCTGAACACTTATGGGATAAGTATGGATTCGAAAACAGTTATGAATCTTATCCATCTAAATCACAATCAAGTGGCAACTCAGACCCAACAGATAAACAACTTAACTTTATAAAGAAGTTATTAAAAGAAGTTCCAAAGTCTGTATCTGATTCAGCACAAACTCAAGTTGATAATGGTCTTACTGGATTAGGAGCTTCTCAATTAATCAAGTCATTACTTGAAGAAAAAGAGAACAACGAACCAGTAGCAAAAGAACCAGCTAACGAGTTTGAATCTCCATTTTAAATGGATTACATAAAGTCTGATGTATATTTCAGCATAGTTCCAGAGTGGGTAATTGATGCCCCGATATCAGCTCAAGCTGTTAGGGTCTATGCTGTTCTATGCAGATATGCAGACAAAGATGATGGAACTTGCTTCCCTAGTATTAGAACACTATCGGAGCGCATACATGTCTCTGAGAGCACGATTAAGAGGGCTCTAAAGGAACTAAAAGCCATTGGTGCAATCAAGTCGCAGAAGCGGTTTGACAAAGCCACAGGAGAGCAGACTTCGAACTTATATACAGTAATGAGAAGCAAAGAGCTCATATATGACCTACCCAATGTCATAGATGACACTAGCCCTAGTTCATCAGAGACCTACAAACTAGAGTCAAATAACCAGAGTCATTCTTTGGAAAATAATCTTGAAGATAGAAAAAGATTATGGAGTGCTCTAGTAGATGCAATCGGTTATCAACCAACAACTCAAGTAGAGAGAGCTGGTTGGAATAAATGCATCAAACAATTAAGAGAAGCTGGTGCTAAAGCTGATGAGATTCCTAGCAGGGTATCACAATACAAAGCGCTATTTAAGGGCATGACCCTTACACCATACGCATTAGTAAAGCACTGGACTCTATTGGGGGAATCAGTAACAAAGATTCCAAAGCCAAGAGATTGTGAAGTAGAAGGGCATGCTATGATTCAACTAGACAATGAATTTGAAGTATGTCAATTTTGTAGAATTACTTCAGATGACATTTTGGTTTAGATATCTAAATTAAATGATGGAGATATCGAGTTAAGATTAGAGTCGGAAGAGAGCTCCGAACTGGTTATATACTCCTTTCAGTCTGGCGACAGATTATTGGTTACCATGTTGAACACTTAACTCAATCTCCTAATAATATTTCAAACAAGAAAATTAGTAATTTTTGATGATAGAATAAAATCGAACAAATGTTCTATGACAAAAGAATCAAAAAAACTTACAAAGAATAAGCAAGAAGTCGCACATAATCTTGACTTAGGAAATAATTACTACCCTTCTGGGTGGAAACCAAAACTTGAATTTGACCATAACACAAATGTTGGAGAGCTTACTCATGTGCAACCTAAATCAGATAACTTTAAATTCAATGAACTGCTAGATTCTTGGGGATATGATTCAGATGTATTCTACATTGAAGAAGACCGAATCAAATTTTCAACTTGGGAAGCTCAAGCTAAGGGCGGTCAAGTTATCCAGATGTATGCTTTTAAAGCTACTATCCGAAGAAAAAAACCAAAGCACAATGATTATGTTAAGAAATTAGAACGACAGATTGCTCGTAAGAAGCCAGTAAAAGTATCTGAAGTAGCTGGAGAGAATGCATTCATGTTCTTTTGTGCTGACTGGCAGTTTGGAAAATCCGAATACAATGCTGAATGGGGAGCTGATGAGACTATTGATTACATTAGGAATGGTATTAAAAAAGCTCAGAATCAGATTAGACATTTAAATCGGTCTGGTCAGATAATAGATGAGATTTACATTATAGGTTTAGGAGATTTGATTGAGAATTGTTTTGGATTCTTTGACCATCAACCCTTTAACATTGAACTGACAAGAACAGAGCAAGAACATCTTGCAAGAAAAATGCTGATGGAAGTTCTTGATGGCTTACTAAAACTTGCACCAAAAATTATTTTGGGAGCAGTAGTTGGAAATCATGGAGAAAATCGTAGTGGTAAGAACAGCATTACAACATCAAGATTAGACAATTCAGATACAGCAATCTTCCAGATAGTTGGAGAAATAATAGAAGGCAGAGAGAGATACAAGCATGTTAAGACTGTTGTACCTAATGACTTCTATTTAACTTTAGATATAAAAAAACAAAGACTGACTTTTTATCATGGCAATATGACTGGTGGCGGTGGAAATATAGAAAATAAAATTATGAACTGGTGGAAGAATCAAGGGCATGCAAGAATACCAAGTGGCAGTTCTGATTACTTAGTAACTGGTCATTATCATCATTTAAGAGTTTTAACTGAACGAAGCAGAACTTGGTTTCAAGCTCCATCTCTGGATACTTCTAAAGAACTAGAAGCAAGATTGGGTCTCACTACTTCGCATGGAATCCTTACCTTTACAGTTTCAGAAAATGGTTGGGATAATCTTAAAATCTTGTGAAAAAATTCACAAAGTATTCTTAAATATTAATGATTGTTGATTTATAATAGAATCATGAGAAAAGTAGCTATCGAGAATGATGGTACAAAAGTTAAAATACTTTTGATTGGAAAAGATGGAGATGCTTCATATAGAGATTTACCTAAGGGTATAATTAGCCTAGAGAAGCTGAAAGAATATGAAACTCCTACTAAATCCAATAATTAGTTGTCTAACATTAATTAGCCAACCAGTTACACCAGACATACTTCTTGATTATATGGAATGCAAGCAGATTGAGTTCCAAGTGGAATCAGTCTCAGCTTGGCAACCCTTAATAGCTAAGTACTTTAAGCAAGAAGACTACATTGAAGTAAGCAGAATTATATTTTGTGAGTCATCTGGAAGGGCTAGAGCAGTTGGAACTAACACTAATGGCACAAGAGATATTGGTCTCATGCAGATTAATGATTCTACTTATGATTGGATTTCAAATAAATTAGGTTGGTTTGGGGATAGAAAAAACCCAGAATTCAATTTAAAGATGAGTTCTTGGCTTTATTATAAGTCTGGAAACCATCACTGGAATTCATCTGGTAAATGTTGGAAGGAGAGAAATTGAAGAAGATTAGAGTAATGGGTAAGTGGCATAAAGATTTTATAGTCAAAGATATACCAACTGCTGTTAAAGCTGGTCAAGATTTAGCTGATATGTACCCGCATGCAAACTTACAGATTGATGGAGTAATGTTTTTAGTTGATGAATATGATGATGAAGATACAGAGTTTGAAGAAGTTAGGGAAGAAGAGTAATGGATACTTTTGTAGTAGTTATGGCTTTTATTGTTATGAATGCAGTAGCTTGGTCAATGATTAAAAAGGATAAAATTTGATTTTTGATGATATATTGCTTGATGATATTGATGAAGAGCTAGATATGGCAGAAAATTATACTCCCCTACCCTATTTTTTAACTATAAAAGAATCAAGTATTGAAGGATTAGGGCTTTTTGCAAAAGAAAATATCGATAGGGGAGTGGATTTAGGAGTCTCTCATGTACATCATCACAAGTTTTTGAATGGTTATATAAGAACCGCATTAGGTGGATTCGTGAATCATAGTGAAGAACCTAACTGCAAACTGGTTGATTATAAGACTGAGATGCATTTATATACAACAGAACTGATTAAAGCTGGGGAAGAACTTACTTTGAAGTATAAACTTTATGACCCAGTGGAGATAATTGATGAGCGATAGAAATATTTTCGGGATAAAAAAGAAGAATAAATTCTTAGATGAAGAGATAATAGATAGATTGTTATATGCAGTTAGTGAAGGTTCATACATAGAAGATGCTTGTGCTTTTGCTGGTATTACTTCAAGAACATATAGAACTTGGCGAGAGAGAGCAGAGAATGGAGAAGAATACTTTGTTGATTTGTTTGAGAAGATACAAGAGAGAGAATCAAAGTTTAAAGTAGAGACCCTTCGCAAGATAAAAGAAATAGGAGAAGAAGATAGAAACCCTAGAGCTTTACAGTGGATACTAGAGAGAAAATACCCTACGCAGTTTGGAGAGACCAGTAAGTTACAGATACAGAGAGAAGATATAGAAATAGTCGAGATGGAGTTCTCAGATGGCGAATTATATGAAGATTTTCAAACTAAGGAGCTCATAGATGAGCAAGATACTTCCGACACTTCCGATAATGAGCAGGAAAATATAAAAGATGATACACTTGAGAATCATGAATGAAGAAGAAGTTAATCAAAAGTTTGTAGATATTGTCATAGATAATTTCTCAGATTATAAAGTAGATGAAGATTTGTTTGCTGATACTGTTGAATATATTATTCCAATGCCAGCACCAAACTTCTATTTCATATCTCAGATTCAACCAGAACAAGTAGAAGAGATATTCAACGACTTACTAAGATGGCTTCGTGATGGATACGATTTCTAAAGTCTATAAGACTAAATACAAACTACCTAAGCTACACCCAGCTCAGCTTGAAGTAGCTAAATCAAAAGCAAGATTCAGAATCTTAGTTGCTGGTCGTAGGTTTGGTAAGACAAGACTAGGTACATTACTTTGCTTAGCTAAAGCTATGGAAGGTAAGAATGCTTGGTGGGTTGCTCCAACTTATGCAATGGCATTAGAAGGTTGGAAGACTGTAAGAGACTTAGCTGGTAAGTATGGCATGGAAGTTAAAGAATCAGAGAAGACTGTATATACAAAGTCTGGTGGATTCGTAACAGTAAGAACAGCAGATAATCCAGATAGACTTCGTGGTGCTGGTTTAGATTTCATTGTATTAGATGAGTGTGCATTCATTAAGGAGCAGACTTGGAAGGAAGTTCTAAGACCAACTCTTACTGAGCGGAAGGGCGGTTGCTTATTTATCTCAACACCAAAAGGAATACAGAACTGGTTCAAAAGACTTTATGATGAAGCAGAGAACAATCCAGATTGGGAGAGATGGCAGTTCTCAAGCTATGACAATCCAATGATTGATAGAGAAGAACTTACAATAGCTAAGAGAGAGATTGGTTCATTCTTATTTAGTCAAGAGTATGAAGCTCAGTTTGTTGAGCAGTCTGGTGGCTTAATTAAATCAGAATGGTTCAAGTATTACACCAGAGAGACACTTACTGAGTTCAATGAAGAAGGTAACTACCAAGATTTTGTTTATATCCAAACACAAGATGGAGCTGTTCGCTTAGAAGATTTAAAGATATATACAACAGTTGACTTAGCTACCAGTACTAAAGAGTCTGCTGACTATACAGTTGTAACAACAATCGGACTAGATAATCAAAACAATGTTTATGTTCTTGATGTGATTCGTAAAAGAATAGAAGCTCCAGATATAGTAAAGCTGTTAGAGCAAGTATATGAGAAGTGGAATCCAGTATCAATAGGAGTAGAATCAGCAGGATTCCAGTTAGCATTAATTCAAATCATTCGCAGACAAACTACACTTCCAATAGTAAAGTTAAAGGCAGATAAGGATAAGTTAAGTAGGGCTTTACCA